CCTCAAAAATTCCCCGGCGGTGATATTGGGAAAAACTTTTCAGATTTGCAGGGGCACTTCTAAGGGCGTTCGTATCAGCTAGCGGTTATAGGTGGGTGAGGGCCGCTCCTTTCGCGCTGAGAGCAATGGAATAAACTGGTATGAATGTCCCTAAAAGTGTCCCTGATTCAAATCTTAGGAGTGATAATTATGGCAAAACAAAACCTTACCCCCAAAAACTTATTAGAAACTCCTTTCCCACCTGCACGTACGCCGGAAGAACGAGACAAACAATTAGCTATGTTAGCTACAGAAGCCATTGAGAAGAGGATTCGTAATGGCGAGGCGACTGCACAGGAGTTGGTGTTCTACGCTAAGAAAGGTAGTAGCCGTGATAAGATAGAGGAAGAGATCCTCGCAAACCAGAATAAGCTTCTTGCTGCTAAAACGTCACAGATAGAAGAGGAACGTAAGACTCAGGAACTCTTCAACAAGGTTATAGAGCAAATGAAGCTATACTCTGGAGATGTGGAGATGGACGAATGATTAGATCATACTCAGAAATGTCTAATCTTACAACATTCAAAGATCGATTCGATTACTGTAAGATCGGGAACGGCGTCTGTGACCAAACATTTGGCTACGAACGTTATCTCAATCAGGTTTTCTACAGGTCTCTTGAATGGAAGCAGATTAGGCAGCAGGTGATATTGCGTGACGACGGTTGCGACCTCGGTTGCAAAGACCATCCGATAAGCGGAACAATAATCATACACCATCTTAACCCGTTAACCGTAGACGACATTACCGGAAACACAGATTATCTGATGAATCCAGAGTATCTCGTTTGCGTTAGCATGCAAACCCACAACGCAATACATTATGGAGTAGAGGATTCAGTTACTCTATCCCGAGAATACATACCCAGGACACCAAATGATACTTGTCCGTGGGAGAAAGGATACGATAATGTCGAGAAAGAGATACAACAGTATGTTTGCACCGATAGGCGAACAGGCAGAAGAGTCTCCGTTAACATACCCGGACAATCGAATTAATGATATCGAGGAACCGGCTGTAAAAGCGGAGAAGGCTACATTCGAAAAAACAAAGCCGGTTGAGAAGGAGCCTGAAAAATGGCTCCAGTCAACAACCGATGTAAACTTCAGACTCACCCCTGATATAAAGCGTACAGATAATATTATCGGCGTTCTTAAGAAAGATCTCAAGGTTAAGCTGCTCGAGGATAAAGGCGAGTGGAAGCACGTTGAGTTCGAAAGAAAGAGAGGATACATTAAGCAGGAATTCTTGAAGGAGGTATAATATGGAAAACTCTATATTAAACTCAGTCAAGGCGTACTTGGGATTAACCCCTGAATACGATCCTTTCGATCAGCAGCTTTTGATGTGTATAAATACAGCGTTAAATGCTATGACTCAGCTTGGAATAGGTCCTAAAACCGGCTTCACGATTCGAGATGACACGGCAACATGGGACGAATTCCTCGGTAGCGACGTTCGTATGGAAGCAGTAAAGTTGGATGTGTGCATTAGAGTGAGACTGTTGTTTGATCCACCCGCCAACGGAACGTTAACAGAAACACTCGAAGCACAGAAGAACGAAATCGAATGGCGGTTAAATAGTGACATAAATTTCCCGGAGGATTAATACTATGTTGTCTAATACTGCCGTCCCAAAATACTACGGTCTCTTTCGAGAGGCTGTAATTCGAGGAGAAGTTGCTGTAAATGAGAACGTCTCCTTGCAAATGAATCTTATCGACGACCTTATAGCTAATCCAAACTACTACTACGATGTAAGACCTGTAGAAGGATGGATAGCGTTTTGCGAAAATGAGATGACCCTTACGGACGGTAGTGACGTTAACGTTCTATTCTCGTTTAAACTATGGGCAGAGGATTTACTTTGTTGGTTTGAGTATGTAGAGCGTAATGTATATGATCCTAAATTAGGTGAATTCGTCACTAAGCGTGTTAGAATGCGTCTTCGTCATAAGCAATTTCTTATTGTCGGACGAGGCGCCGCTAAGACGTTATACGAAGCGTGGTTACAGGCATACGGTTTGAATGTAGATACGTCAACTACAAACCAGGTTACTACAGCACCCACAATGAAACAAGCAGAGGAAGTAACCAATCCTATAAACACTGCTATCACAAGAGCAAAAGGTCCTCTTATGCAATTTTTAACAGAGGGCTCTTTGCAGAATACTACTGGAGATCGTGCGAAGCGTCAGAAATTAGCTTCCACGAAGAAAGGTATACAGAATTTCATAACCAATTCTATTCTTGAAATTCGTCCTATGACTATAGATAAGCTACAAGGTCTACGTACTAAATACAATACGATAGACGAGTGGCTTTCTGGCGATATACGTGAGGATGTTATTGGCGCTTTGGAACAAGGTGCTAAGAAAATACCTAACTGGTGGATCGTAGCGGTCTCATCAGAAGGAACCGTACGTAATGGCCCTGGCGACGACATAAAGATGGAACTTACTTCTATCCTTAGAGGTGAATACTATAACCCGCATGTCTCTATTTGGTGGTATAGACTTGACTCAATCGATGAGATAAACGACCCTCGTATGTGGGTGAAGGCTCAACCGAATCTTGGCTATACGGTTATGTATGAAGACTATTTGGAGGAAGTAGAACGAGCTAAAAACGTGCCGTCAGCACGAAACGATATACTGGCTAAACGTTTTGGCATACCTATGGAAGGCTTCACATACTTCTTTACATATGAAGAGACAATACCTACAGACCATGCGTTGTCATTTAATGGAATGATGTGTGCTATGGGTGCTGATATGTCTCAAGGTAACGACTTCTGTGCATTCGGATGGTTATTCCCATATCGTAATGGGTTTGGCATTAAGGTTCGAAGCTATATTACAGAGTCTACGTACGCTAAGTTAGCGCCCAGTATGAGAGAGAAGTATGATGAGTTCCTTAAAGAAGGTACTCTTGTAATATTCCCAGGAACCATACTCGATATGGACCTCGTATATGACGATGTTGATAAATTCATAGAGGCTATGGAGTATGAAGTTATGGCATTTGGTTATGACCCATATAATGCAACCGCGTTTGTGGATAGATGGTCTAAAGAGCACACTGCTTTTGGTGTGGAGAAGGTCATCCAAGGACGTAAGACAGAAACTGTTCCGCTTGGTGAGTTGAAGAATCTAGCACATGATAGACTGTTGTGGTTTGACGAATCGCTCATGAGCTTCTGTATGGGTAATGCTATAACAGTCGAAGATGTTAATGGTAATCGAATGCTCCTTAAGCGGCGATATGACGAGAAGATCGATAATGTTGCTGCTGTTATGGATGCGTTTGTGGCATATAAGTTAAATAAGGAGATGTTCGAATGAATACAGGATATATAAGCTCTGATTTTATGGAGATAAGACAGCATCTTGCTCATTATGTCTCAAGTAGTGACACTCGTAAGGTTCAGAACTATCGTTCAACTGCCGCTGGAGCAAAATATGATTCCGGGGCTAGAAAGGCGTTGAAATCTCAGAAAAGAGAAGCCGAAAAAGTAACCGCTAATGCCTTGCATGGTGTAAATAAGTCTAATGAAGATATGCTTAAGAGAGTTCAGGCTGCTGGGCGATTAGCGTATGCGACTTATTTGCAGTATAAGTCTGGTAAAGCCAACGAGTTAAAAGGGGCTCGTGGTGGAAGTAGAAATGTACAGGATCCAAGGCCTTATGTACGAAACTTTGAGAATTTTGTGAAAGAATGGAATCACTATCAGAAAGTAACATCAAGGCTCGGAAGATTAAACGTACGTCAGTATGAGGCTGAGATAGGCAATGCCAATTACGAAAAACTGTTTAGCAACGATCATACGAGTTCTGCCACAAGTTTGATGGCTGGCTTTGATGCTAACCAATACGGTGGAATGGTGGATCTCTATAAGCGTCTTAAAAAGGTACATACGGGGCATATTCATAACGATGCTAAAGGCTCTACTGCTGGTATGCCAAGTAATATACGGAGGTAACACCATGAACGATTACAGAGAAGTGCAGAGTTATCTCTCGCATTCAAAAAAGAAAAGCTCTGCTGGAATGCCTACCAACATTCCAAAGCAAAGAAAAAATCCCAATAATATACCCAGTAGCGTACGTAACTCGCGAATACGAGAAGCGTTAAGTGCCTTACAAAAATATACCAACGATCCGTACGTTAAAGATCCGGAGATGCATAATAATTTAGCTTCTGGAGCCAGAAATGCTAATGATAAAGAATCACACGGGCGCGAAAACGGCAATTATGTTACATCATATGGGCCTGGTGGAAATGCGATAAATAAAGAACACAATCGACTTACCGAACGAGCGGATAAAAAAAATAAAGAGGCGAGGTCTGCAGTGAATTCGTTATTGTCTTCTGGCGTGTTATCTAATGAGGAGACGTTAAGGTTAAAAAGCATATTAAAGTCAAACGATATGGCCGTTACCAATGATAGTTTTTCTCGTTATTATGTCTCATCTATAATGTCTTATTTGGAGAGTTTTTTAAAGCACGACAATATTACAGATTATCTCTCTCACGCCTCAGACGCATTCAACCGTAAGCGTAAGGATATTCCGGTCTCTGGTATGCCTACATCAGCCGCAGCTAAGGCTGGATTCAAGGGCACGACGGGTACGATTAATAACCACGTAAGCACTGCTGAGAAGACCGCATCTCGCCGAGTGTATGATCCTAATACTGGTACGTTTAAAGACAGTGGTACGAGTATAACTGATAAGATGGTCCAGAATGCTGACAGGCAGCAGATCATAAATAGAGCAACGGCTATGAATAATACCACAAATAAGATATTACATAGCGTACAGAATAATAACCAGCTTGGCCAACTTAAGGAGCTTAAGTCTATGATAGCTGCATACAATCAGAAGTATGGTGCTAAGCTTAGGCTTAAAGAGCGTTCTGTTGTATCTGCTGGTTGGGATAACAAGTTATTTACAATGGAGGTAATATGATGAATGACTATAGAGAAGTACGTGAATATTTAGCGCATGCGTCAACTGCAGGAGTTCCAACCAATGTTATTAGGAAGTTTTCAAACAAGACATATAACAAAGTAGAGGGTAATGGAGCACCTTCTAATGTTGGTTGGAAGGCAGCGGGATCAAACGCTCTTTCTGGGTATAAATCAAAGCTCGATTCGGCAGTTAAAGGCATGGTTGCTCTTGGTAAAGAAGCAAACGCAAGTTGGATAAACTTTAATTCGTCAGCTAGAGCTTGCAATGCCAAGAGCGGAGCTGTTATAGATGCTCTTAATAATTACAACGAGATTGTAAGGCAGGCGAGGGCAGTAGGAAATAAAGCGTCATTCTTGAAAGCTAGTGTTAATTGGAAATCTGTACAACTTTCTGATGGTACGGTATATGCATGCATAACTTCGTGCACACTTACACCAACAGACTCCGACCCGGGAAATCAGTCTTGGGGTTAATATGAGGAAATAGCTATGTCAAATACAAACTACCTAGCCCATTTCGGTACCAAAGGGCAAAAACACGGCCTTAGACGTCATCAGTCTTATGAGACCGCTCCTACACGCTCTGGTATGGTTGGCCAGGAGGTAGGAGAGGCAGCAAGACAGAGCGAACGTCTTAATAGGCGAGATGACGATAAAAATGGTCCCAGACGAGGGCCTGTACAGTATGAGGCAAAGCCATCGTATAACAGCCCTCAGGATTTGGCTAAGACATCTAAGAAGCAGTCTCTAAGAGAGAAACTTAGAGCCAAGAAGGCCGAGAAAGATGCTAAGGATGCTGAGAAGAATAAGGCAAAATGGGCTACGAGTTATGCAGATCTCGAGAAGCATAAAGATGCGTTCACCAACAGAGAACTTGAGTATGCTCTTAATCGTCTTAATCTGACAAATCGAATAAAGTCCGATCGGTGGGAGCAAACCCGAAATCTGACTCAGAAGGGTGCAGATACGATGAAGAATCTTGCTAATGCAAGCAAGAGTTTTGTCGATATTTACAACGTTGTTGCTGGCGGTTATAATACTTATCAGAATTACAAGGCCAATAAGAAAAATAAGGTAGATCTTATGCCTAAGTGGAATGCTGGTTCTGGTACGTATAACATTAATAACCAAAATAAGAGCAACAATAATAACAATAAGGGCGGTAACAAACCTAACTTCAATGGTAACAAGAATCTGAAGAAGAAGTTTAAGCATTCGGACATGTCCGTTAACGAGTATATCGCCCACTTTGGCATTCCCGGTCAGAAGAAAGGTATCCGAAACTTCCAGTCTTATGAGACCGCTCCGACTCGTTCGGGCATGGTCGGCGAGGAACGTGGATTAGCCGCTAAACAGGCTGCGAGGTTGGCTAAGCAGGAAGCTAAAGACCAAAAAACCAGAGAGCAATGGGTAAAAGAATCGGATAAGTATTATTCCAGAGAAGAAAATGCTCATGCCAAAAGGGCCGATAAATTCTTGAAGAAAGCCACCGATACCAATAACGAAAAAAAAGCTATAAAATATTCAAAACAGTGGTACAACGAGACAGCCTCCAAGAAGAATATTGAGAAAATCCATAAGTATGCAAATGAGCGTATTCTCAATATGACGCATGATGAGATCAAAAAAGAGAAACGCCAGAGAGGTATTGATATTCTTGCAGATATAGGCGGTGTAGCCGCAGGATTCGCCATGGCAGCAGCAGGGGCTCCAATTGCAATATACACATTTGGTGCAGGACGAGCTCGTCAGAAAAATAGACGAACGAAGAGTGCCTTGGATTATTATAAGAAGAAACATGGCGAAGATATGAAGTTTGACCCAATCTATCATTCTAACCTCTCAGCAGACGACTACATCGCTCACTTCGGCGTTCCGGGGCAACAGTGGTTCAAGCGTCATTTCCAGTCTTACAAAACTGCACCTACTCGTTCTGGCAAGGTCGGTGAGGAGATCGGCTTAGCTGCAAAGCAGTCTGAGAGATTGGGCGAGGATGAGAAACCATCCGATAAACCTAAAAATCTCGAGTCACATGGTTTGAAAGGGTATGAACGCGAAACAGATAAACACGGAAGCCGGTACCGCAAAGCTTTTGACGACAAAGATGGAACAAAGACCAGAATTTCTGTCGATGAGGAAGATGATGGCTCTTTAAATGAAAAATCGTTAAACTTGATGAAGTATGTCGAAGACAATTGGGACGATGTAAAGAAATCCGTGATTGATACGTATATAGATCACTTAACCAACGATTACATATATTACGAAGACATGTCTCGCAGTGAAGGCCAAAAAGCAGCGAAGAAAGCTCTTAGTGATCCTAAGAAAACAGAGCTTTATATAAGACCAATAGGAGATTTCGACGAATTAGATATCGGACTTTACAATCCGGATTTATTATGGGGTGATCATATTTTAAACATAGAATACGATCCCTATAAAAAGAAGTCATTTGGCGGAATGTCCATGAACGGTTAAGCGAGGAGGCATAAATGTTACCAATCACAACACGTTTCAAAAATGCCTGGAATGCTTTCTCAGGTAGGGACCCGACAGATCTTAAGTACGATCTTGGATCAATCTCATACGGGCGTCCGGACAAGCAGCGTTTGAATTACAGCAGTGTTAAAACCATAGTAGCTCCTATATATAATAGGATGGCAATGGATGTTGCTCAGTGCAAATTTGAACACATTAAGACAAACGACAACGGACGTTATGAAAAACAACTGAATACAGGTCTGAATACATGCCTCACATTGAGTGCTAATAAGGATCAGACAGGAAGAAACTTCATACAGGATCTCATATTATCTATGTTCGATGAAGGTGTTGTGGCAGTAGTGCCTGTAGATGTAGACACCAATATTAACAACACAGAATCATTCGACATAATAACCATGCGTGTATGCAAGATAATCGCCTGGTATCCGGATGACATACGTGTTGATATATACAATGATCGAACAGGTAAACATGAGGAAAAAGTCGTATCAAAGTATAAGACTGCGATTATAGAAAACCCATTCTATGCTGTTATGAACGAAACAAACAGTGCCCTTAAGCGGTATATTCATAAGCTAGCATTGCTTGATAAGATCGACGAACAGCAGGGAAGTGGTAAACTTGACATAATTATGCAGTTACCATACTTAGTGCGCAGCCAGCGGAAGAAAGACGAAGCAAATGCTCGTCGTAAGGAGATTGAGGAACAGTTGGCATCATCTGACTATGGCGTTGCTTGGACTGATGGTACTGAGAAGATAGTACAGCTCAATCGTCCGTTGGAGAATACCCTCAAGGACCAGGTCGAACGACTTGAGACAATGATTCTCAACCAGCTTGGTTTAAGCCGGGAAGTATTTGAGGGTACTGCTACGCCCGAGCAGATGCAGGCATATTATACAAGAGCAATCGAGCCTTGTTGCGCTGCAATATGCGATGAATTCACACGCAAGTTCATATCTCTTACTGGTCTTAGCCAGCATCAGAGAGTATGGTATCACCGTGATCCATTCGCTTTGTCACCGGTTGACAAGGTAGCTGATATGGCAGATAGATTCACACGTAACGAGATTCTGTCTCCGAATGAATTCAGAGCAATAATCGGTTATAAGCCGTCCGAGGATAAATCTTCAGATGAGCTTAGAAATAGAAACATTTCTCAGAGTACTAAGGAGTTACAAGCAGAAGGAAAACTTCCCGAGAATACGAAAGGAGACGAAGAAAACCGTGAGTAAACAGTATGATTTCAGCGGTTATGCCACAAAGTACAACATTAAGTGTGCTGACGGTAGGACGATTCTTCCTAAATGTTTCGCCCATCAAAATGGCACACGTATACCCGTTGTATACCAGCATAATCACAAAGACGTTTCACAGGTTATCGGTCATGCGGATCTTGAAGAGCGTCCGGATGGTGTTTACGCTTATGTAAGCCTTAATAACACCGCTAACGGTCTCAACGCAAGAGAGCAGCTGATGCACGGTGATTACGATTCATTCTCAATCTGGGCCGATGAGCTCCAGGAGAACATGGGTCGTGTAGCACATGGTATGATCAAAGAGCTTAGCCTTGTTCTGGCTGGTGCAAATCCGGAAGCGAAGATAGATAATGTAGCATTCGCGCACTCGAATGGTTTCATCGAGGATTTGCCGGATAAAGCAATCATCTTCAGCGGTGAGCAGATTGAGTTCAATGAGGACTTTATTGCTCATGCTGATATGGATGACAACGAAGAGACTGTCGATGACATTCTCAAGTCACTTAATGCTGAGCAGTCTGGCGCAGTAGCAGATCTTCTTGAAATGACAGAAGAGCATCTTAAGCATGGATCCATCGATGAGAGCAAATATGACATGAAAGAGATCGAAGCTAATCTTGCTACACTTGATCAGAAGCAGAAGGACGTCGTTATGGCGCTCGTTGGAGAACTTGGCGATACTATCGCTCATGATGGGTTTGATGAGGAAGAAGAGCTTGACGGCGATGATGAAAACGGAGAAGAATTCGGCGAGTTTGAGCCGGAGGAGTTCGAAGGTAACTACGAAGAGGAGGACGAAATAATGCACGACAACATTTTCGATGCACAGACAACTCAGGATTTCCTGAGCGAAGCAAACGCTATTGTACATGATGCTTTCACAAACAAAGTATCTTCACTCAAAGAAGAGTTCATGCAGCATGATGCTCTTCAGTATGGAATTGGTAACATCGATTACCTCTTCCCGGATGCAAAGAACCTTAATGTTCCGCCTGAGTTCATTAAGAGAGATATGGACTGGGTTTCAACAGTTCTTAACGGTGTTCATCACACAGGTTTCAGCCGTGTAAAGAGCATGTTCGCCGACATTACTGTTGAATCTGCACGTGCTTTAGGTTACATCAAAGGCCATCTGAAGAAAGAGGAGTATTTCTCACTTCAGAAGCGTGTAACCACACCGCAGACCATCTACAAGAAACAGAAACTGGATCGCGATGACATCCTTGACATCACAGATTTCAGTGTAGTTGTATGGCTTAAGGCTGAGATGCGCCTGATGCTCAACGAGGAAATCGCTCGTGCGATCCTTATCGGCGATGGCAGATCTGCAGAGTCCGACGATCATATCTCTCCCGAGCATGTACGTCCGATCTGGACAGATCATGAGCTCTTCACAACTCGTCTTCAGGATGAGACCGAGGAAGAAGGTTGGGATACAGCTGATGAGAGAGCTAAGGCTTACATCAGACTTCTTATCAAGAACAGAAAGAAGCTTAAGGGCTCTGGTAACCCGACTCTGTTCATCACAGAGGATCTTCTCACAGATATGCTCCTTCTTGAGGATGGTATCGGCCATGCACTCTATGATACCGTTGAGAAGCTTGCTACAAAGCTTCGTGTGAAGAACATCGTTTCTGTTCCGGTTATGGAGAACGCTACTCGTGTTGTTGGCGAAGGCCAGAGTGCCGTTACATGGCAGCTTGGCTTGATCATGGTTAACCTTCAGGACTACAATGTAGGTGCTGATAAGGGTGGCGAGATCAACATGTTCAACGACTTCGATATCGACTACAACCAGGAAAAGTACTTGATGGAGACCCGTATCTCAGGCGCTCTCATCAAGCCGAAGTCAGCTCTTGTTCTTGAGCACATTCCTTACAATGTTAAGGGAACTGTTCCGGAAGACAACGGAGATTGATTTAGCGAGGGCTAACATATGAAATACTACGGACAACTGGGGTTCACAGATACTAGAGAGATCTCCCCTGGGGTGTGGGACGAGGTCATAGAAGAGCGAAACTGTTACGGTGACATATACCGTAAGAGCAGGTCTTTGAATGACAGCGGTTACATAAACGCAGAGATAGGATTATCAGTTGAGATAAGTATACTGGCGGACCCGTATGTTCGTAATCATATCAATACTTTGCGGTATGCTACAGTTGACGGCCAAAAGTGGATTGTAGCTACCGCAGATACAACTGAATATCCGAGAATCGTACTATCATTAGGAGGTGTTTACAATGACGGCGTCACCAATGGATCCTAAGACACGACGTTTATATGATCTCCTTCAAAATGTGATAGGCGAAGAGGGTCCGGTATACTTCAGTCCGCCAAATAAGTTGGAATACCCATGCATCCTGTTCGAGATTGCTAAGTATAATACAACTCCTGCGGACGATTCGAAGTATCTTATACAAACACAGTATACAATTACTGTCATAACGAGAGATCCCAACTCTACTTTACCTAAAAGAGTATTAGAGAGTTTGGACTATATATCGCACGACAAGAAGTTCGTTAGCGATAGACTATACCATGATATTTTCACCCATTACGAGTAAAGGAGGAAATAAAAATGAGTAGATTAACATGGGACGAAGTCGGCGAGCGCCGCTATGAGACTGGTACTCGTAAAGGCGTGTTGTTCGTAATGAACGACCAGGGCGGCTACGGCAAAGGTGTTGCATGGGATGGCCTCACAGGCGTAACAAGATCACCGGGTGGTGCAGAACCCAATGACGTATATGCAGATGATATGAAATATTTGACTCTGATGTCGGCAGAGACTCTGGCTTACACAATCGAGTGCCTTCAGTATCCGGATGAGTTTGCTCCGTGCAACGGTACAGCAGAAGAGGTTCCTGGCGTAAGATACGGCCAGCAGCCCAGAAAGGCATTTGGCTTCGCTTACAGATCAGTGCTTGGTAACGACACTCTTGGCAACAAGTATGGTTACAAGCTCCACTTGTTCTACAACAGCAAGTGCTCACCGTCAGAGGCAGCATACGCTACCGAGAACGAGTCACCAGAGACAATCACGATGTCATTCGAGTGCAACTGCACATCAGTTAAGATCAGCGAGGATGTATCAACTTGCGATATCGAGATCGATTCAACAAAGGTTGATCCTGATAAGCTCGCAGCGTTTGAGGACATTCTGTATGGTACAGACGCTTCTGTAACTTACGTTATCACCGAGGATACCTCGTTCGATTCAGGCAAGACCTACTATGAGAAGGTAGGCGACGATTATGTCGAGACTCAGGATGCTACAATGGATTCTGAGAAGACATACTACGAGAAGGTTGAGACTGCTGGCACAGACGCTCGTCTGATGAGCCCGGCAGATGTTATTGCCTTCTTCCGTGCAGGCTAATACAGTGCCTAGATAACTGTTATTGTGTTACTTACTGGGTGGGACTTCTTCGCGTGGGAGCCTCACCCAGTCTTTTTTATTTTTTATTTTCAAAAGCGAAAGGAGAAACCACCATGGTAATCAAGAGAATTGGGTATGACACCTACGACGGAGAGCACTTAGAGGAGAATTTCTATTTCAACCTCACAAAGACAGAGGCAATGACACTTCAGGTGTCTAAGGACGGAGGATTTGAGCAGTATCTTAAGAAGATTATCGATGCTCATAGCGGTAGAGAGATCATGGATACCGTACGTAGCATTATCCTTCTGGCATATGGCGAGAAGAGCCCGGACGGTAAGAGACTTATGAAGAGCGATGAGATCAGACAGAACTTCGAATGCTCACCGGCATTTGATGCACTGTTCACAGAGCTTGTTCTTGACGACAAGAAGATGAGTGCATTCATCAATGAAGTTATGCCGAAGGATATGGAGAGCTTTGTTGATAAGCTTAACAAGAAGGCTGAGGCTGCTGACAAAGGTATGAAGGTTATCGAGGGCGCAGCATCCGTTGTAGATTAATAATAAAGAGGTGACGATTATGCTCGAGGTGTTTATACCGCCCGTAGAGGGCTATGATGAAGAAAAAAATCAGTTTTTTGACATATGCAAGGGAGGCGTATTGCAACTCGAGCACTCGTTACTTTCTATTCACAAGTGGGAACAGAAATACCATAGAGCGTTTTTGGATAACGGCAACACTCCTAAGTCAGAGGAAGAGACAAAATTCTATGTCAAGTGTATGACGATAAACAAAAACGTAGATCCTGCAATTTATGATCATCTTCCTTCAAAATGCATGGTAGAAATTAAGCAGTATATAGAGGATCCGATGACCGCAACGACCATATATGAGGCTAAGGACGATAATGACCAAGGCGGAAAGGTTAAAGTACATACGGCCGAATCTATATATGCTGATATGATACAATTGAATATACCGGTGGAATTTAATAAGTGGCATCTTAACTCACTTCTCACCCTAATAAGGTTATGTGCCCTTCGTCAGAATCCACCTAAGAAGATGTCTCCACAAGAAACCGCAGCACACTACGCTAAGTTAAACAAAGCAAGACGTGCGGCTAAGGCTAAGAAGCACTAATGGGTAAAGTAATTAGTGTAAAGTCTAAAGGATCATTCGACCATACTTTCGGGTTTCTCAGAGCTTCGGTGGAGAAAGCAAAATGGGAGAAATTGTGGAAGTATGGCGAAATGGGCGTACAGGCTTTGAGGAATGCTACGCCCGTAGACACCGGTTTAACACGTGATAGCTGGAGTTACGAGGTTGAGGTTGGCAAAAACACTACCACAATCGTATGGAAGAATTCGAACGTTGTAGACGGCTGGTATAACGTAGCGATAATGCTCCAATATGGTCACGCTACAGGTAATGGTAGTTATGTAGAAGGAATAGACTACATCAACCCAGCGTTGAAACCGGTGTTTAAGAAAATTGCAGACGAACTATGGATGGATACAGTAGGAGGGTGAGACTATGGCTGTAAGTATTGACGAACGCGTTGTTGAAATGCGGTTTAACAACAAACAGTTTGAAGAGGGCGTCAAACAGTCAATGAAATCCCTCAACGATCTGGATCAGTCCATAGATAAATTGGATAATAATGGCTTAGACAATCTCGTTGCTAAGCTGAATAATGTTGACTTCGGTCAGATAGAGAGATCGTTAGGGTCTCTCGAGAAGAGATTTTCGACGTTTGGCGTCATTGGTATGTCAATTATTCAGAAGTTGACAAATGGCGTTATGGACTTGGCGACCAATCTTACTAAGGCTGTATCGAAACCATTTGATATAATGGCTAAAGGCGGCTGGGCTAGGGCCATGAACATCGAAAATGCTAAGTTTCAGCTTAAAGGTCTTGGTATCGCTTGGGAAAAGGTTTCGGACGACATTAACTATGCGGTAGATGGTACTGCATACGGTCTTGATGCTGCGGCTAAAGCATGTGCTCAGTTGTCAGCTTCTGGTGTTCAGGCTGGCGAAGATATGAAGAAAGCCTTACGAGGTATTTCTGGTGTTGCCGCTATGGCAAACACTACATACGATAATATAGCACCAATATTTACTACTGTAGCGGGTCAAGGTAAGCTTATGACCATGCAGTTAAGACAGCTCGAATCGAGAGGTCTTAATGCTGCTGCTGAACTTGGTAAGGCGTTAGGTAAAACAGAACAACAAGTTCGACAGATGGTTACGGACGGCCAGATAGATTTTAATACGTTCGCGAACGCTATGGACGAGGCGTTCGGAGAACATGCTAAAGATGCTAACCAAACGTTCGAAGGCTCTCTTGCTAACATGCAGGCTGCACTTAAAAAGATAGGCGCGGAAGTAGCAACCGAGATTATGCAGGATATGGTAGATGTGTTTAACGCTGCCAGAGAGGCAATTAATATTGTAAAGACAGAATTATTGCCAATCATTCAAAATGACATAAATCCTGTAATAAAAAGAGTCATAAAAGGAGCAGCTATTGCCATATCTATGATCTCGAAGTCTGAGAAATTTAAAGACTTCATAAGAGACATAGGGCATGGCGTTCGCGACATAATGATGGCTCTTAGAAGTTCTGCATTTGAGATATTTTTGAACTTGAATCCTGTTATAAATAATCTTCATGCTATCGGCGAGGCATTAAGCATTATTTATAAGAACATAACAGGTAGCGATAAGAAGTTACGTTTATCTGTTATAATAATAAACGCTATAAATTGGGTACTAAATTCTATACTTACTGTGCTCAATGTTCTTACATTTGTAATAAAGAATGTAATGGAGACACTTGCTAATGCTGGCTTAGGTGGTTTCATTAAAGTCTACTTATTACCATTAGCCAAGATAATACTACCGGCTATTATCGCCGCATTAATACTGTCTAAGTTGCATTTGCTTAAGATAGTAGGCGTTATAGCAGCTATTACAACAGCAATAATGGTATTAGTACGTCTTGATTTGCTTAAGTATGTGCTCGGTATTGCTAAGGGTATCGGTGTTATTGCTATGGCGTTAGGTTCTATAGTAGCTTTGCTTGTTGGAAAAGTAATATCTATTGTAGAACTAATACGTAACTTTGGGTTTAAAGAAGCTATCAGTAACCTTAGAGTTGAATTGGTAAACTTCTTCAACACCATATCAACCGGAGCAGTTAGTGCTGCAAAGGGTTTAGTTGGTGGAGTATTATACATCTTAGCTACACCGGTAAGACTCATACAAAGTCTTATAAATTTCATCTTAACAACAGAAGGACCGTTAGGACGAGTTAGAGACTTTGTAATAACGGTATTCGGTGTCGTAAAGAAAAACGGAGGAATGGTATTAGGCTTTGTTCAGGGATTACTGCAAGGTTTATCTCAGACAAAACCGGTGTTCCTGCTTGTAGGAGCCGCAATGATCGCCATGCTTGGCATATTTACCGGATTGATTAAAGCAATAAACGCATTCTCGACAGCATTTGGCAATCTTACGGAGGCGTTTAAAGATCTTGCTAAGATACCGTCTCAGATCACGGGAACGTTGAATGAGATGGCTAAGAGTGCTGAGATAATGGCCAAGGCAGAATTGCGTAAACAGACGGTTGCTATGATCATAGCGTTTGCTGGCGCGTTGGTTGTATTGGCTACTGCTGCAGCTCTTATCACAACACTGGTTCCTAATCCGAACGACTTCTTCAAAGTATCTATGGCAATCGTAGCTATGGGTGGCGTAATTGTTGCTATAATCGGTGTTGCTCAAATGTTCAAAGCTAAAGTGGATCAATTGAAATCCACTATAGACGATGTGCAGAACATATTCCAGAGTATTACTACTATAGGTAAACAGTTCGCAAAAGATATAGCTAAGTCTATAATGATTAAGGCCGTCGGCAATTTCTTAATTTCAACAGCCATTCTTGTCGGGACGATAACTGCTTCGTTGATAGCATTGACGAAAGCTATTCCTGACTCTGGATATATTACAGAAGTTATGGGAAGTCTCACCAAGTTTATAGGATCTATTGCTTTAGTAGCCACCGTGCTGGCTGCATTTGCTTCAAAATCAATGTCTTCAGGAATGGCTATAGCAGCATTCGCAGCATTGTTCTTAGCAATAGCAAGTTCATTCGTAATCATGGCTCAGGCTGTTGAGTTATTTATGAGCATGCAAATCGACATGCAGAAGCTTGTAAGGATTCTTATAGCTATTGGTGCAGCGTCGTTAACGCTTATAGCCGTGACCGCATTAGTAGCGCAAGCGTTTAAGAACGTGTCTACGAACATAGCCGCCTTAGCAGTATCAGTAGCAGCACTTATATTGGTACTTAAAGCCGCTCCAGATTTCATAAGAGCGTTTGGGCTCTCTTTGTCCGCTGTAATAGCATCATTTAAAGAGATAACCCAAGAGCAAGGCATGGTTATAGCGGTTATATTAGCCGCTATTGGTGCAATACTTGTTGGTATGACTGCAGTAAGTCGTATGGCATCACATGGCTTACGTATGATACTTGTAGTTACATCTGTTATAGGCGGATTAGTTGCTATGCTTTATGTTCTTAAGAAGCTTGGCGAAGATCAAAAAGTAATAGATCAAATAGTAACAGCGTTTAATGGACTTAAGGATGTATTATATGGCCTGGCTGGTTGTTTAGCAATTGTGTTTGCAGCAGCTGGTATGGCAAAGTATGCTCTTAGGGCTATGTTACTTCTTGGCTCATTACCATTGACACTTATAGCTCTTATTGGAGAGTTTAAGCTTCTTGAAATGGTTACTCGAGACATGAGTACAGAGAGCGTAGATAAGATACTAAAAGTTATGGTCGGCTTTGCAGCTGTTATGGCTATAGTATTAGCATTCAGTGGTCTTTCTGGCGACAAGGCATGGGCTACAGTTATGGCATTGACAACAACCATAGTAGCATTAACATTCTGCGTTGGCGCATTGGCTATGTTGTATGATGCAGCCCCGAAGGAAACTACGCTTGGAGCAGCGATGCTTATAGCAGCAATCCTGTCATTAACTCTTCTTATGAAGTCAATAGGATCTGCTTCTAGTGGTTTCCTTAAAGGTAAGAACCCAATCATAGCAACCTTGTTAGCGTTGGTTGCAATAATAGCAGCAGTTGCATTGGTTGCACATCAGGCACTCAGTGTTACGACAGATTGGAGAGCATTAGTCGCTGTATTTGGCGGTCTTGATCTCATGTTCATAGCGATGGGGGCTACTATAGTGCTTATAGGCAAAGCCGTACGTAACATGAAAGATGTACGTGGCAATACTGGTAAAGTAGGCAAGTCTCTATTGCTTATAGGTGAAGTTATAGCTATAATGATAGCATCAGCATTTGCTTTGAAGATAGCGTTGAGTGGACATAATGCTGATTGGAAATCTATAGCAGCGGCGGCTGCTGGAATAGCAGGAATGCTTCTCGCTATGGTCGGTGTTATTAAGGTTCTTACTGGGCTTACAGTAATAGAGGGATTTAACAAAGGTAAGTTGGCACAAGCATGTTTGTCTATGTTAATATTATCAGTATCACTATTCCCCATAGGAATGGCTATTCAAAAGCTTGCTGACCTGAAATATCCGGAAATGTTAGCTGCTGCAGGGTCATTATCGTTAGTACTTCTCGCTATGTCTGGTGCATTGGCTATTCTTGGCAAGTGGGGTGGAGACGGTGCAAATCTTGTTATAGTTGCTGCAGGTTTATCTATGCTTGGTGTATCATTGGCAGTACTAGCAGGAGGATTGTCGCTCCTTGCACAGTTTGATGAGGGACGTATATGGGCTGCAGCTGCAGCGATAGGTGTTCTGACGGTAAGTATAGCGTTGATTGTTGCCGGTTTGTTAATATTCCCAGAAGCTGCTGTGGCAGTAGTACCGGCATTGTTGGCCGTATCAGCGACATTCTTGTCGGCAGCAGTGAGTGCAGGAATTATAGCTTTGGCTGTAACAGCGGTTACCGGTGCACTGACATACTTCTTAACGTTCTTAGTACAGAACAAAGACACAATTGCAGAAGCTCTTACAAACTTTGGTACAGGCTTGTATGCACTAATCGTTAACTTAGCAAATTCCATCAAAATGGCAGCTATATCTACTGCTGAAACAGTAATGACCGTGGCTGATACGGTTGTAGATGGATTGTTTAAGTTGCTTAATACTGCTGTGGACGATCTTGGAAAAGTACTTGATACCGCTGCGATGGCTATAGGACGGTTTGTTGAGACAGTATTAGACCAGTTGGATACTGGTGTAAATAATGCGTTTATCCTCCTTGCAGCTGCTATAAAGAATGGCGTTACTGGTGCTATTGATATTCTGTTTAATAACGGAAACATTGGCGATTGGATCAAAGTATCTCTTATTAGAGGTATGGAAGATACTGATGGTGCAGTATATGAAGCGGGATATAAGCTTGGTACACAGGCATTCAATGGTACTCATGACGGTTCAACTACTGGTTCGTTGTCAAAAGCTATAATGGGCATCGGCGGTTGGATAGGCAAATCGCTTGTTGTTGGCATGGGCAAGACTGAAGGCAGTGTATATGACGCTGGTTATACGGTTGGTGGTGATGCAGTTGAAGGTCTTAGAGATTCGACAGGTATACATTCTTTCTCACAAATTATTGGTGGCATTGGTGAATGGTTTGGAGAATCGTTTAATACCGGCATACTTGACTTCTTAACTGCTGGCAAGCTTAAAGGCCCGACAATGCTTGGCCAGAAAGCTATTGAGCTTATTAAGAAGGCAATAGATGGCAAAGATGGTGGCGATAAATCTGGTATTAATTTTGGTAAATCGTTCATGGAGAATGGTCTTACCGGTGTCATAGATTATGTCAAGACAAAGGGTAAAGAAAAGGCTGCTCAAGCTGGAGAGATTATCGGAGAGGCTATTGGTGGTGAGACCGGTAAGGGTATTGCTAATAGTATCATGGAAAGCATAGGCCTCACAAATAGACTTGTTACTGAGCAAGAGTTATACAATCAGGCATTAAAGAATACTGTTGATTTGCTTGGTAAACAGGAAAGTTTTAGAGAAGCCGCTTATAAAGAAGCAGAGAGCATGAGCACCAAGAATGTCAAAGTTGATATGACTGAGACCCCGACATTCGTAAAGCAGGCTCGAAAAGAATATGAGAGACTTGTAGCTCTTAATTCCCCAAAAGGTGCTGAAGGATGGTTCGCAAAGCTTACAGAGGCCTTAAAAGACGAAATAAACGGTGAAGATTTCTTAAACACCGACGACTTATTTGGCGGTTTAGATGGTCTTGGAGATCTTGGTAATGTAAGCGGTACTACAGCTAATAGACTTGACACGCTCACACAATCCCTCGAGAATGCTACTTCTGGATTTAAGAACTTTGATCGTAGCGTAAACGTTACTCTTAACGATATGGCTAAAGGTATTACAAGCCAGAATAAGGGTATCGTAGAGTTCCAGAAGGGTATAGAGGCTCTTGCAGCAAGAGGCCTTGATCGTAAACTTATTCAGGAAATCCTTGACATGGGCTACGAAGAGGGATTTGAGTATGTCGCCGAGTTGGCTAATAACGCTGATAAGAAAGAAATCAAACGTATAAACAAACTTTATAAGAAGAATGGTACTCTCACAAAAGAGTCTAAAAAGTGGATGAAAGATGTTTATACAAAAGATGGAAAGTCTGTATCTAAAGCGTGGTATAAAGGAGCTAAGGACGAGCTTAAAGGCCAGGACATTGGTAAAGATATTGTGACCGAGACTGGAAAGAAGCTTAAAGAGCAGTTCAAGAATACTCTAAACGGATTTAGCGTTAAAGAGCTTACTCAGAACGGAAAGGGTGCTCTTGCCAAAGCTTTGAACACATACCTTGATGCTTCTACTTCAAAATCAAAGGCTGCCACAAAGGCATTCCAGGAGTACATCACCAAAGCATATATGGCTACGTTGAGTGAAGAAGAGATGCAGGAAGCTCTTAGCAAATCTTCTGAGAAACTTGCCAAAGATGTTAATAAGTGGTGGAAAGAACAGGAGAAAGCCGCTAAACAAAGCACTGTAGATCAGATAAGATCTATGGAAGATCTGACGAATGCATATAAGAAGACTGGTGATGAACTGATCAAAGAGTACACTAAACAGGGTACGGATTACCTTGAGCTTCAGGTTGATCGTCAGTACGTTGCTGTTGCCGCCAAATTAGCTGGTGCATCTAAAGAAATGATAGAGTATATCGAGAATACTATGAGTATAGAAGATATACTTGGATTTGTCGAGTTGTCAAGCGAAATTGGTGGCGAAAAAGCAGCTAAGAAATTCGTTAAGGCATTCAATGTTGGTACAAGCAGCACAACACTCGAGTATGACGTAACTATGTCAAAAGGAAGTCAGAAAGAGTTAAAGTCTTTGTTTAACGAACTTGACGCACAGAAAACAAAGATTAAGGGATACGATGAGTTGTTTGAGGATGCCATGAACGGTATCACGGACGGCATAGACTCGTTAATCGCATCCGACAAAGCACTTGTTAAGATGTCTGGTACAATAAGCGATGCATTCGTATCACTTGATCTGGATACGTTTAATACTGGAACCGCTGCATTACAGCAGTATATGCTTAGTCTTATAGACTATGAAACTGTGCTTGAGGAAGTCAAGGTAACTGGAGTAGATGTATCCGAGGTTGTAAAGACGCATCTCGATACTATCTCGCAGCAGGTTACTAAGTGGAAAGACAGTCTTCAGAGTAGTCTCAAATCAGCGTTGCAGTCATTCGACGAATTCGATACTGGTGAGAAGAAGTCTCTTGACAGCATGGTTAAGAATCTTCAGGGTAACATTACGAAGCTTAACGAATGGAGAGCGAACATTAAGAAGATGCAGGAGCTTGGTTACAGCAGCGACATTATAGAGCACTTCGCCTCTCAAGGTGTAAGCTCTTATCAGGAAGTAGCTGCTCTTACAGGCGATGTCGCTCAGTACCAGATCGACGAGATTAACCAGATGTGGAAGCAGGTTGCAGATCAGACAGATGATGCCGCAAGTGAAGCCCTTGGCGCTGTCGCTATAGCAGCAGATACCGTTGGTAGAGATACAGTTGACGGCTGGATACAGACTATTAAGGATCAGTACAAAGCTGAGGGCAAAGAGCCGATAAAGACAGCAATAACTGATACGACCGAAGAGGCTGTAGAGGAAGGTCTTAGCGAAACAGACGTAACCGAGCCTGCTAAGTCGTTTACTTCAAACCTTTCAACGATGATTACCAAATTCTTGCTTGATCCATCAGGTACTATATCAGGATTACCGGCAGCAGTTAAGACATATGCGTCTACATTCCTTGGAAACACAGTAGACTCTAGTATCAGTGCGGCAGGTAATAAGAGCAAGAAGAAAGCGAAGAAGAAGGGTAAAGAAGTTGGCGAAAATCTTGGTCAAGGAATAATCAACGGTATTAAAGGAAAACAGGAAGCAATAAACAAAGCTGTTGATAAAGTATGCGACACTATTATTGGTATACCCATGAAGAAACTTGGCATTCATTCACCGTCTACGGTATTCCAATGGATGGGTGAGATGACGGCAGAAGGCTTTGCTATAGGCTTCGGTAACAACACCTATACTGTTGAGAACGAGGTTGATGACTTCACGGCAGCAATATTGGCATATGCACAGCGTTTAGCAGACGATTTAGACTCTGCGATGCCTGCTGAAGATGACTTCACAATCAAGCCGATTCTGGATCTCGATAATCTTCAAAATGCGAACAGCCAGATACAGTCACTGCTTGGTAACGGCGATATAGCGGTTCGTTCGAACATGCTTGCCGGATCTATAAGCACTAATAGTGACTGGAATATGCTCAGCAAAGCGCTTAGTGGTATGGGAGGAACCTCTACCACGAATACGTACGGCGATATTCAGATCACTGTGAACGCTCCAGAGGGAGCAGATGCTAATGAGATAGCAAATGCCGTAATGGCAAAGATTCAGCAAAGTGTTGATAGGAGGAAATATGTATGAGTAATGTAGTACGTTACATGGAAAACCCAAAACATTACATTACGTTTAACGGTAAGGATTTCAGGGATTTCAAGGTCTATTGTAATGGAACGGATACTTATACAGTACCTCAGCACGAGTATGAGACCGTACAGATCCCTGGACGAAATGGAGATTTCAAAAGGGATCTCGGCCGGTTTCAGCAGGTCACCATTCCGTACGATTGTTGGATTGGTACCAACTTTGATACAAACATAAAAGCACTCAGGGAATATCTTATGAGTGTGACTGGGTATGCTGTTTTGGCGGATACGTATCACCCGAATACATACCATAAAGCAATTTTCGAGGGTCCTATAGAGGTTAAGCCTGCTATAGGGCTCTCTTTTGGCTCGTTCGTACTTAACTTCAATTGTAAGCCTGAGAGATGGTTAACAAGTGGAGACACTTCCAATACTATG